TGATGGCTTGCTGTCAGACACAGATTACTTCGCGCTGACTGATGTAACGATGGATGCGCCCATGACAACTTATCGTCAGGCTTTGCGCGATATTACAGCCCACGAAAATTGGCCTAATCTTGAAGACGCCAACTGGCCGACGAAACCGTAAGGGATAACACACCATGACCAAGGAAATGATATGTCTATAGCACGTACACTCGCAGATGTAGTAGCAGCAGGTAACGTCCTTAATGATGGGACTATTAGTGCCTCTGAGGTAGACGGGATCAATCCGCCAACCTCTTCTGCTACAGCACCTAGTTCTCCTAATGTAGGAGACATATGGGTTGATTTAGAAGATGGTTCACTTAACGTGTACTTCAATGATGGTGACACCTCACAGTGGATGACTGTATCTGGGCCTCGTGGTGCTGCAGGTGCAGATGGCACTAATGGTGCAGATGGTGTTGACGGTACAAGTATCTCAGCAGGTAAGACTGTTGCTCTAGCTATGATTTTTGGATAAGGATATAAGAATATGGCAGCCCCTAACGTTGTAAACGTAACCAGTATTACAGCCAAGACAGACGTACAAGCAGTAGGTACATCTGCTACGGCTATCACAACCAATGCAGCAGCATCAGGTAAAGTGTATAAGATTAACTCTATCCTAGTTGCTAACGTAGATGGTACTAACGCAGCAGATATTACGGTTGATCTATTCCGTAGTTCTACAGCGTATCGTATTGCATCTACTATTAACGTACCTGCAGACTCTACTGTTGTCGTATTATCTAAGGACACAGCAATCTATCTAGAAGAAGGTGACGCACTTCGTTGTACAGCATCAGCAGCTAGTGACCTAGAAGCTATCGTATCATACGAAATCCTTGATGACGCATAAGGTAGCATAGCATGGCCTATCGTGACTACAGTTTCTACAGAAAGTTATTTCGTCGCTGGAAGCGCAAGCATGGTGGCGCTATTCGTAGTCGTGCTTTTGAGACTACACGTGGTTACTTAGAGACAGGCGCAGACACGCAGTCTACTACAGGTGCCAAGAAAAACTCTGGTATATGGCATTTAGAAGAAGTGTATAACTCCATATATACCGCAAGTCTATCTTTATACCCCTTTACTTCATTCACTTTTACGCATGGTCTTTGGGCTATTTACTCTCATGGAGGAGGGCAAAACAGACGTCAGAATACTCAAAGTACTGCATCTCTCGAAGATAGCTTATCTGATTTCTTAGGTCAGTACGATACGGCAACACACTCATGGCTTAATGACACTTCTTATTACAATGTTGTGACTGCGGGGATTCAGGAGTGGAAAGCACCCAGTACAGGTACTTATAGAATCACGGTTGCTGGTGCGGCGGGAGGAGTATCTACGTCTTACCATAATGGCGGCGCAGGTGCAGTTATAACGTATGACATAGACCTTACAGAAGGCCAGGTGTACAAGATGCTTGTTGGTAAGAAAGGTGAGTACACCAAGGCATCTAAGAATGCTGGTGCGGGTGGAGGTGGAGGAACATTCTTTTTTTCTAATGTCACAGATACCTACCCTATCATAGCGGCAGGTGGCGGTGGTGGAGCTTGTAAACAGCAAGCGGGAGTTAACGCATCTACTTCTACAAGTGGGAACAACGGTAACGGTGGAAGCATAACGGGTTCCGCTCTTGGTGGCGTTAATGGGTACGCACCTTCTCCTTTTAATAGCTCAGACGGAAACTATGATGCGGGTGGCGGTGCAGGATGGTTAAATGGGAATGGGGAAGTAAACTCAAGCGCCAACGATGCTTCCTTTGGTTATGCTCCCCGTTTTGGTGGTAGAGGCGGTAAAAGGTCTGCTGATGCGGCAGATGATTGGGGCGGTCATGGCGGCTTTGGCGGCGGTGGCGGTGGATGCACTGAGAATGGTAACGGCTACTCTGGAGGAGGCAAAGGGAGTAATAACTCTACTTACGGCGGTGGCGGTGGCGGTGGCTCCTACTACTCAGGTGGAACACTTGTATCGGCTACAGCAAACAACACAGGACATGGTTATATAACCATCCAAAAAATATAAGGGTAAAACTAGATGGCTATTAACTTTCCTAATAACCCAGAAGATCAGGACACCTACTCATACGGAGGCAAAACGTGGACATATGATGGCACTGCTGGTAAGTGGGAGCCTAATGACCCGTTTGAGGGTGTTACTTCTAGTTCAGCAGAGTTGAACATCCTTGATGGAGCTACTGTAACTACAGCAGAGTTGAACATCCTTGATGGAGCTACTGTAACTACAGCAGAGTTAAACATCCTTGATGGCGTAACTGCTACCACAAGCGAACTGAACTACCTAGATATCACAACACTAGGTACAACTGAAGCAAGTAAAGCAGTCACAGCAGACGCTAATGGCGTTGTGACATTTGACAACGGTATCTCTGAGGAAAGCACAACGATTACATCATCCTCCAATGCAGCCACACTAAATTTGCGTGACGGTACAAACTTTGTGCATGACCTCACAGAAAACGTAACCTACACGTTCAGTAATCCTCCGGCATCTGGAAGGGTTACGAGCTTCACGCTGAAAGTTATCCAAGACAGTTCAGCAAGAACAATTACATGGCCGTCCTCAGTGGACTGGGCTGGTGGAAGTGCGCCGACAATCAGCACAGGTTCGGGTGACTGTGATATTTTCGTGTTCATTACCTACAACGGCGGCACAACGTATTACGGTTTCACCTCTGGGCAGGATTTCTACTAATGACGACAGCAACTAAGCTACTAAGCGCCTCTGGGGGTGTTCCAAGCGGAGCAGAGCTTTTTTCTATTGGAACATACAACTGGACGGCTCCCGCTGGCGTTACTTCTGTTAGTGTTACTGGGCAGGGAGCAAACGGAAGTGGGGCAAGTCAGTCAGTATTTAATAGCAGTGTTGTTTTTCCTAGCGGCGTCTTAACCTATGCAGAACCTCAGTGTTTTGGTACGGATGTCGGATCAAGCTATACATCAGACAGAAACTCAAGAATAAGTACTTTTAACGGTCAGCTTGCAGCAGTATCAGGTAGCGCTTGGGTTAGTAGGAGTTTTACTGCAGGTTATTATATGTACTGTACTACTACAAATACTTACAAACGCTATATTTCTTCTTCGAGTAGGTTTACTAGAAAAGTTGGCAGTACTGTTTACTACAGAACTAGTGCAGGTAGCACAGGTGCCTCGACTACAGCTTTAGGCAAAACCTTCTCGGGGGGTACGTCTACAAGCACAATAGCACCCACGACTACATACAACAATGTTTCGGTAACACCGGGAACAACTTACTCGGTGACGAACCGACAATATCTAAGAATTTTTTGGGGATAAAAATGGACTTTGTAAAAACAGATAGCAACAGAAATGTTGTCACTTATCCGTATAAGCTTGCGGAATTAATTACCGACAACCCAAAGGTTTCATTCCCTTGCTGCTTTTCGGAGGAGCTTGCGGCTGAATGGGATGTCTTTCCTGTCATTGAGGAAGAAAAACCTGTTTATGCAGAACGTATTCAAAACTGTGTAAAAGAGGCTCAGCCTACATTAGACGGCGATATATGGACTATTGGTTGGACAGTCACAGATAAAACTGCTGATGAAACTACAGAGTACGACACATCTAAGGCAACAGAGAATCGTGCTACTCGTGACGAACTGCTCAAAGAGACAGACTGGTGGGCTACCTCTGATCGTACTATGACACAAGCTCAGATAGACTATCGTCAGGCTCTACGTGACATCACTACACACCCTAACTGGCCTAACTTGGAAGAAGCAGATTGGCCTGTTAAACCATAATATAACTTGACTTTTAAGCGTTTGTGAGTTAAACTATGAGTGAAGTAAAACTATCTCCTGAAGAGCTAGAAGATATGCTAGACCGTGCAGCTAGGCGTGGGGCTAAAGAAGCCCTGCGTTCTATTGGTCTACTTGATGATGATGCACACAAAGATATCACAGAAATGCGTAGCTTAATAGAAGCGTGGAGAGATACTCGTAAGTCTATCTGGTCTACTGTAACAAGACTAGCCACTGTAGCCGTACTAACGTTTATCGCTGGCGCAGTATGGATGACAATAAATAAATAAGGTAAAACATTATGGCTAAGAAGTTTGGTGGCTTTACACCACAGCAACAACAAACACTGTTATCTAAGGTGGGCTACACAGGCCCAGCGCAACAGGATGACATTAATAAGTTCATGATGTCTAGCCCTAAAGCTGCATCTATGATGGGCAAGTATGCTGAGATGGCTAAGGCTCGTGTACAAGGTGGTCCACGTATGGCTATGCAGGTAGGTGGTATGGCTGCAGCTAACCAGCCTAACACTACTGGTGGGTTTGGCAAGGGCGCTGGCGGTGGTTATGCCACTGCTGATATGCAACCTATATACGACGATGCAGGTAATGTCATAGGCTATGGCTCTTCTGTATATCAGCCAAGTGGCCCTGCATTACCTGTGGAACCTCCTTCAGAAGGTATTGATGACGGGATATCTCCTATTATACGGCCTATTGATGACGGTCCTATTGAACAGCCTTCTCTGTACTCTGGTGACATAACAAACCAAACTTTGCAAGATATTATGAAGATGACAACAGGGGATACTCCTGTAGATTTACAGTATGATTATAACAGAGATGGTAAGATCACGTCAGACGATGCTTTACAGGCAGGTAAAGTAGGTGCTGCACGAGGTACAGTGTCAGAGGGTACAGATGCGGGTGGCTTGTATGATCCATCACAAGGTCTACCTACTGCACCTGAACTAAAAGAAGTAAACGCTTTAGACTTCTTTAAGGCTAACACAGGTGGCGGGTATTATTTACCTGAATACAATGAAACAAAATTAGCTAACTTAGTAAACGAAGGCTCTAACTTGAGTGGTGCTACTGCAGAAGGTAATATTGTAACCTTTGCTGATGGTAAAACTATTACAACTAAGAGTCCTGAAGAAGCTGCACAAGTAGCTACGGCTGCAGGCGCTTACACTACGGAAGTTGTACAACCTAATAAAGCAGCACAAGACACGTATAACAAACAGCTAGATCAATATAAAAGCTACTACGGTGATCAAGCTACAGTAACATTAGAAGATACACGTGCTAACCTAGATACTGCACAGAGTAACCTAGCAAAAGAGCAGAACATTCTCACTACGTTAAAGAAACAGCAACAGGCACTTCCTGAGGATGATCCACAACGAGAGGTATTGCAGAGCCTCATAGATGAGCAGGAAGATAAAGAAAGCAATGCTAGAATTGACGTAGCTCAAGCACAGACTAACCTAGAACGTGTAGGTATGCCTAGCACTACAGAGATGAGGGCAGACATACTAGATGACCCTATGTCTATGGTCACTACTGCTGATGTAGCTAAGGTAACAGATGCACAGCGTTCTGCTGGTAAGATGGCTGCTGGTACAGGTCAAGCAGGTACAGCAGCAACAGCAGGTACTGTAACTGCAGCTAAAGCGGGGGATGTTGTAGCTCCTGAAGTTAAGGCTGCTGCTACCTTTACTGCTGAGAAAACAACAGAACAGGTACAGGAAACACTAGATAAGCTCACTGCTGTAACAGGCAAGCCCAGCACAGAAGCACTAGTTGAAGCTCAGACTATGGACCCTTCACAACTAGCACAGCTAGGTCTTACAGTAGAGCAGATTGAACAGGCTGTAACAGTACAGGCACCAGATGCACGTACCATTCAAGAAGGCGAGCTTGTAACAGGACCAGCAGTAGACTTTGAACGCGCTAAGGCAGAGACTAACTTTACTGCAGCTACAGGTGTACCATCTACTGAGGCTACCGTACAAGGACAACTTACAGGGCTACTAGAGCAGTTTGAGGGTGGGGAGACACCAGCATGGGCTGCAGGAGCCATGCGTACTGCTACAGCTACGTTAGCTGCACGTGGGCTAGGTGCATCAAGCATGGCAGGACAAGCCATTGTACAGGCTGCTATGGAGTCGGCACTACCTATCGCACAGATGGATGCACAGACACGTGC